TGGCTCCTCAAGTAGAACATAGTCTACTAGCTCAAGTACGTGAACGTATTAGCTCTGGTCTCAAACGTAAGTCCATTACTAAGTGTAGTACGTGGGCGGAACGTTACAGGGTCATGGGCCAGCCATTCCCTGGTAAATGGACATTTAAGTATCATCCTTGGTTGCGGGATATGCATGATTGTGCCGCTGAATTGGTTATTGGACAGAAATCTGCTCAGATGGGCTATACGGAGACGGCTCTTAATAAAGTCTTCTTCAATATCGACATCAAAGGTGTTAGCTGTCTCTATATTTTGCCTTCTGAAAAACCTGACGCTAGCGATTTTAGCACTTCTAGGTTTGACCCAGCACTTGATGCCTCAGATCATTTACGAAATCTGTTTAGTGATGTGCGGAATATCGGGCATAAGCGCGCTGGGACTGCTAATCTTTTTGTTCAGGGGTCGAGGTCTCGTAGTCAGATGAAATCAATACCCGTTGGGTACATCACTTATGATGAGCTTGACGAGATGCAACAGGAAAATATATCTTTGGCGCACGAGCGCGTATCCGGACAGTTAGAGCATCAAGAGTTTATGGTATCAACACCGACAATACAAGGTGTCGGTATCAATAAGTATTTTGTTAATTCAACACAGCATCATTTCTTTTTCAAGTGCCCATGCTGTAGTAAGCTGACTGAACTTACTTATCCAGAATGTATTGTTATTACTGCTGAGCATGAGAATGATTTGAGACTGCGTGATACGCATCTGATTTGCAAAGAGTGCAAAGGTGTACTGCCGCACGAGGATAAGGTTTCTTTCCTCAAGAACGGTATTTGGGTACCAGAGTACACTGACCGGGATTCTGTTGGATTTTATGTTAATCAGTTATACTCAATGACTGTTAAGCCAAAAGAGATTGCTATTAGTGCAATACGTGCGCATTTTGATCCTACTGATGAGCAGGAACTTTATAATTCAAAGCTTGGTGTACCACATGAAGTTAAAGGAGCGCGGGTAAAGGACACTGATTTGCAGTCCTGCCAAGGTGAATATTGTAAAGTAGACTCTGGCGTTGGCTTTATTACAATGGGTGTTGATGTTGGTAAGTTCTTGCACTATGAAATTGATAGTTGGTCTATAAAACACGGTGGCACTGATGTTAGTACAATGGCGCAACCGCGTCTATTGACCGAAGGAACAGTCGTAGAGTTTGAAGAACTCGATATACTTATGAAAAAGTTTCAAATTACTTTTTGTGTTATTGATGCGAACCCTGAAAGGCGTAAAGCAATGGAATTTGCTAAAAGATTCTACGGCCATGTGCGTCTATGCTTTTATGGTAATGCTGTTAAAGGTAAAACACTCATACTCCATAAGGAAGAGGAACTAACTGTGACGGTTGATAGAACATCTTGGTTGGACTTATCACTTGGTCGTTTCAAGTCAGAATCAATCGTCCTGCCTAAGGATCTTTCACTGGATTATAAAAAGCATGTTAAAGCACCAGTAAGAATATATGAAAAAGATAAAAGCGGAAATCAAGTTGGGCGGTACACGCATACAGGTGATGATCACTTTGCTCATGCCCGTAATTATTCTGAAATAGCTCTACCATTAGGAGCACAGTTGGGTCAAACACATAGTATATCCGGAGTCATGTAATGTTCAACATAACTGAAATAAAACACCCCGAGTATTCTAAGAATATTCTATCGTGGAATAAGTTTCGCTCTACTTTTGTCGGCGGTGAGCAGTTCGTTGATGATTACTTAGTCATGTATAGCCTGCGCGAAGGTACGACGGAGTTTGAGCGACGTAAAAAGATGACGTATTGCCCGGCACATGCTAAAGCAGCAGTAATAGATATCAAGAATTCAATTTATCAACGTTTGCCTGATATTATCAGATATGATGGTCCTAGCTCATATGTTTCTGCAATCAGTGGCGCTGATGGTATCGGCGTTGATCGTCAAGGTGGCTCCATGACTGGTTTCATCGGACGTAAGGTACTGCCTGAGCTACTCAGTATGGGCGCTGTTGGTGTGTTCGTGGATAGACTACCTATGGATGCTAAAACCTCACGCGTAGAAACTAAGGGCATGTACCCCTACTTGTATATTTACAAGGTAGAGGATATTAGATCCTTTGCTGTTGATACATCTGGTAATTTTACATCACTACTACTGCGTGATACCATCTACGAAGAGGATCCCGATACAGGATTGATAATCAAGGAAGCAAAACAGTATCGACTGCTTAGACTTACCTCTGGTGGTGTGACTGTTGAACTCTTTGATGCTCGCGGTATAAAGACACGTACTGTTGACTTAAACCTGCGCAAGATACCATTTGTACTCTTCCAGATTTCACATAGTCTACTCATTGATGTGGCTGATTATCAAGTTGCCCTACTCAATCTAGCTTCTTCTGATATGGATTATGCTGTGAAGAGTAATTTTCCATTCTATGTTGAGCAGTATAACCCAGCAACAACGGCACTGGCAGCTATACCAGCAGCAGAAGGTGATGGTACATCTGTATCTGCTAATAAAGCCAAAAATACTGAAATCAAAGTTGGTGTGACACAGGGACGTCGGTATCCTGTTGGGCAGGATCGTCCTGCATTTATTCACCCATCGTCAGAACCTCTTAAAGCCAGTATGGATAAGCAGCGTGATCTTCAACGCGAAATCAGAATGCTAGTGAATCTGTCACTCATGAACCTAGATCCTAATCGTGCATCAGAAGGATCGAGGGAACTTGATAATCAAGGCTTGGAATCAGGATTGTCATATATCGGTATGGAACTTGAGACAGGCGAACGCGCACTTGGTGTGATATGGGCTGATTATGAAGCGTCGCGTGAAATACCTATGGTGAATTACCCAACTAAGTATAGTCTTCTTTCTGATTCTGAACGGCGTGAGGAAGCAAAAGAACTCCGTGAAGAAATGTCTAGGCTACCTTCACTGACATATCAGAAGACGATTGCGAAGCGTATTGCTAGTGTTATGCTTAGTTCAAAAATCCCCGTCGAAGAGATGGAGAAAATACATAAGGAGATTGACAGTGCTATAGTGGTCGTTACGGATCCTACAATCATTAAGGAAGATCATGAAGCAGGATTTATTGGAACTGACCTTGCAAGCGAAGCCAGAGGATACCCGAAGGGCGAAGTTGAAAAGGCTAAGGCAGATCATGCTGAAAGAGCCATTAGGATCGCTGCGGCGCAAAGTAGCGTTACTCAAGAGCCTGGAGCGCGAGGCGTCGATGACCTCTCAGCTGATGACAAATCGGCAGAAGACGAAAAAGATAACTCTCAAGACCCTGATCTTGACGAGAACGGCAAGAAAAAAGTTAGAGGAGCAGTCAAGCTAGAGGGAGAAGGCAAGTGAGTAATTACGTAACAACAGCCGACGTTGACACTTACGCCGCTACGCGTCTAAATGTTGAAGGTTGGACGGCCGCTTCTGCTGGTAATAAAACTGCATGTGTTACTATGGCAACGCAGGCTATTGATTTGCTGAACTATGCTGGTGATAAGGCCAGTGACGCACAGGATAATCAATTTCCTCGTGGCGATGATACATCTGTACCAACTGATATTACTAATGCTGCTTGCGAAATTGCTTTGGCACTTGCAGACGGTGTTGATCCAGAAATGGAATTTGAAAATCTATCTATGATATCACAAGGATACGCTAATATCCGAACGACATATGATAGAAGACAACCGCCTATGCATCTAGTACATGGTATACCAAGTGCTACTGCTTGGCGTTATTTGGCGAAATATCTCAGGGATCCTTTTAGGGTTGTCATGAGCCGTATTTCAAAAGGTGTTGATCCAGACTACGCTGGATGATTGTTAATAGGTTTATAAGTAGGAGTAGATATGAGATTTTATAATGATTTGAGGGCTAAGTCTTGGATTATCCCGCATGAGGAAGATCCCACTGGTGATCCACCGCCTGCTGATCCTCCCGCTGGTGATCAGCCGCCTACTGATAAGACCTTTACGCAAGCACAACTTGATGCTATCGTTAAGGAGCGTGTTGCAAAAGAGCGCAAGAACAGTAAAAGTATGATCGACGAACTTGAGGCTTTGAAGGCAAAGTCCAAGCTCACTTCCAACGAGCGCCGTGAGCTTGAGGAACGTATTGAGACTATGAAGAATCAGCATCTCACGAAAGAGGAACTTGCAGAGAAAGAGCGCAATAAGATTGAGCGCACGTATAAAGCCGATTTGGACGCTGCAACGCAAGAACGCGATGCGTGGAAATTGAGGTTTACCGGGTCCACTATTACTCGGTCATTGACGGATGCAGCAGTTGAGAACGATGCTTTCTCCCCTGAGCAAATCGTTGCGCTGCTTTTGTCGAATACTACACTCGTTGAGGATCTCGATGAGGATGGTAAGCCCACCGGAGAACTTAAGCCTATCGTTAAGTTCAGGGATAATGATAAGGAGGGGAAAGCTGTAACTCTTGATTTGGAACCTAAGGTTGCTGTCAAGAGGATGACAGAGATTGATCGTTATCTCAATCTCTTCAAGGGCAAAGGCGCTGGCGGTCTCGGAGGCAATAATTCAAATGCAGGAAGTGGCAAAGAGCCTACTGCAAATGATCTTGCCAAAGATCCAAAGGCTTATCGCGAAGCCCGCAAAACTGGTAAGCTCGATTTCGCTTGATTACAAGGAGTAAAATAATCATGCACAAGTTTTTGAATAAGGTATTTGTTATCCCACATGCCAATGATTTCGCTGCGTATAACCCCGAGGTTTGGGCGCAGGAATCTTTGATGATTCTCGAAAAGAATCTCGTTATGGCCAATTTGGTCCACCGTGATTTTGAGAATGCTATTGCAAGCTCGGGCGATGTTGTGAACACTCGCGCTCCTGCTTCTTACGCTTTCACCCGTAAGGGCGATAGTGATGATGTTACGATCCAGGATGGCACCGCGACGAATGTTGCTGTCAAGCTGAATCAGCACGGCCATGTTTCTTTCTTGATTCGCGATGCCGAACAGGCAAAGAGTTTCAAGGATCTCGTGAATGAGAACCTGCGCCCCGCGATGATCGCTATGGCTCAGGGTATCGACGAGACTGTCATGGGCCAGATGTGGTCTTTCTACCGTGACGGCAACGTCGTCGGTAAGTTGGGCACTGATGTGACCCGTGCATCTTTGACCGCTATGCGTGAAAAGATGAACACGAACCTTGTTCCTATGGACGGCCGAAATCTGGCCATCTGCTCGAACCTTGAAGAGGGTCTGTTGAATGTTGATAACGTCGTTACCGCCGATAAGGTTGGTGATGAGGGCTCGAAGCTGCGTAGCGGAAGTCTTGGTGAGCTTTACGGCCTCCAGACTGTCATGACGCAAGTCGCCCCTCAGATTGCCACTGGCAATACGTCTGACGGTGGTCAGGTTGATAATGGTGCTGGCTATCCCGCCGGAACCACGACTTTGACTGTTGATACTTTCAGTGCTGCCGTTTTGGCCGGTACTTGGTGTACTATCGCTGGTGACATGACTCCTCAGCGTATCACTGCTGCTACTGGTACTCCTTGTACGAGTATCACGATCAGCCCGGGCCTCCAGTATGCTGTCGCTGATGAGGCTGTTATCACTGATTTCACTCCTGGTGCGATCAACTTGGGTGCTGGCTACGCTATTGATTATGCCAAGACACTCGTGACTAATGGCTTCAGTGTTGCTCCTAAGGTCGGCCAGTTGATCAGCTTCGGTGCTTCTGCTGCGAATCTGTATGGTGCTCTGAGCACTCCGACCACGACTGCATTGAATGTCAATGACGCCCTGCGCGTGGCTTTGACTAATGGTGATGTTGTCGGTATCGGTCCTTCTGGTAATTATGGCTTCGGCTTCCACCGCAATGCTATCTCACTCGTCGTGCGCCCCATGGCTACGCCGATTGAAGGCACCGGTGCTCGCTCTGCTGTTGTGAATTACAATGGCCTCGCCTTGCGCGTGACTGTTAGTTATAGTGGTGTGAAACAGGGACACATTGTCACCGTCGACTTGCTCTACGGTGTCAAGGTTCTTGACACGTCGCTCGGCACAATCATGTTGGGCTAGTAATGAACAATTTACGCCATATCAGATCCGCGCTCTATAGGTTGAAGCGCAATATGGGTACGACTGTTGTACTTGTTAAGGTCAGTGATGGTACTTACAATCTGGAAACAGGTGCTGTAACACCATCAGAGGTCGATACAACAATACGTCATGCCATCATACTGCCAGCTAAAACTAATAGGGAGTTCTCATACGATCTGGCGTATATTGCTGTCAATAAGAATTTCACCTACGGTGGTGAATACGACGCGACACAAAGATTTTGCATTATTGATCGTAGTGACTACAGTGCCATTGCTCTGATTACCAACAATGATTACATTGAATATCGAAGCATACGTTGGAATGTTAAAAGCGTCCAACTTGACGAGTTCGATCAGAATGCTGTGTTAAGAATACAAACCGTTGATAGTAGGTCTACGTAATGAATGAACATTGGCCACGTTGGATTTTTGCATCGTGTACAAAGCATTTCTACGCGTTACGTGGAGGCATACCTATGTATATCGAAGGCGAGAAGAAAGTAATCGGTAGTAGCGCGAGTAACTTTGAACTGCGTATGGATGGACCTCGGTTCACCGAGATAGCGCATAATCAATTTTACGTTTTTATGGAACTAAATATACTTGTGAGCTGTCCCCGTAGCGATACCAATTTTCATGAGATCCACAAGAATGTAGGCATAGCCGCTAAGGCTTTTACCGGAATCAAATTGTACAAATACGGCACTGCCGTTGTAGATGATGGAACTCTATTTGGCTGTCTAAACCTCAAGCAAAAGTGGAGGAATGATAGCCTAGAGATAAATCATTTTGGACAAGTCGGACCCGCCAAAGATTTACTTCAAGCATCGGTTGAAGGTCATTACCAAACAACACTGGAGGCATAAGCATTGTGAAAAGTTTTCTTCTTGGGCGCGCATGGATAACTCCGTTTGCGCAAATTGATATTAAGTTTGCCGTTGTTACTGTTACCACTGTCGAACTGAAAATCGGTGAAGGTAATCTGTCATACACGGAAACTCGCACCATCGAGTACACGTTGGATCGTGGATTGCTCGATGAGGTACGTGAAGGTGATGAGGTCCCTGTGGACGCATCATTTGACTTGACTTGGGAAACCATGACGGGTGGAGACGCTAAGGATGCCATCAAGGGCAACACTGGCTTCACTTCTTCTGATTCTGATACCTGCCGCCCCTACGCGTGCGATATCGTTGTTACTTACACCCCGTCACCGACTGGTTGCGGTTCTGTGTCTGTGATTACGCTGCCGGACTTCCGCTGGGAGACATTCGCTCATGACCTTCGGGCTGGGCAGTTGGCTGTCGCTGGTAAGTGTAACGCAACGGCTGTAGAAGAGTCGTAAACTGTTAATTGGAGGGAGGCCACTCCGGCCTCCCTCCATTCCCCGATTATCCTAGGAGGAAATGATGAAAATCAACGGTAAAGTAATTGAACAGGCACCACCCGAAATCATCGTGATACCACGGCAGAGTGGTGATGTAGTATTTGAAGCACATCCGATATTGGATTACTCGAATTTTGACGCACACGCTCCGATGCCGAAACCACCGGAAGTACGTCGTCCTGGCGATGATGCACCAGCAGCAAATCCTGACGACCCGAAGTACAGAGAGAGTATGAACGATTGGGCAGCAAAGAAGACAGACTGGATGGTTATTACATCACTCAAATCCCCTGGTGGACTTGTGTGGGATACCGTGAAGGTAGATGATCCAGAGTCTTGGAAGAACTATAAGACTGAACTAGCAGCGTCTGGTTTTTCCGAATATGAAATCAACCGCATCATGGATACTGTATTCCGTGCATGTGGACTGAGCACTGGTCTCATTGAGCAGGCCACCAAGAATTTTTTAGCTTCTCAGGCGGAAGCAGCACGCGAAGCAGCGAAGAAAGCACAAGGGTAACACCTAAGTTCAGAACAACTGAATACGCAATATGGAGAGCATGTGAAAGATTTAGTATCTTACCGCCAGAAATTAAGCCAGTATGGGACGAGAACCATACTTGGGCTCTCGCACATCTCCTTGCGTACGATGATGTTAGACAACGAGAAGAAAACGACGACCGCACCAACATGTATAAGGCTCTAGGAGCAAAAATACAGTGACTATACAGTTCAATATTGGCGAAATCAACCTACCGCGCATGAAGGAAAACTCCATCAAAGCGCGTAAGGCGACTATCGTCAGAATGAACGAGCTATTTGATGGTGCAATTCGGGCTTTTGTCTACGAAGCAGTGTCAGGAAGTAGCGGCAACCAGCGTATCGGGGTAGAAACTGGTATGGCCGCTGCTTCCTTGCTGCCTTTCCTAAAGACTTACAGGGTGAAGCAAGGTAATGATTTGATTGGTGTATTAACAGCAGAGATTGAAGCTCGCAAGGTACGTGATACCCGTAAAGGATACACGGACATTGCGGGCAATTATAACACAAATGATGAGCGTAGTTTTAGCCATGGAACCGAGATTGGCCGAACGGCTGGTTACGTCAAACGTGGTACTACTGGAAATCCTGAATGGATTTTCAAGTATGCAATCAATGTTGGTCATTGGTTGCTTTATAATTCAGAGACTTGGAAGGTACTGACACGCTCAGGGGACGCTTTTGAACAGTATATCATTAGTAATGCCTCTGAGCTACTGACGGATAACATCGTAAATCTACTAATACCGGAATACCTATAATGTCTAAATCAGCAGAAATGATCTTACGCGCAAATAAGTATCTTGGCCCTATGCGCGAAGTTATTAAGGAGAATTTTCATTTTGTTGATTCCCATAATGCTATGCGTAAAAGTATAGCTGAAACAGTTGATGCTGGAAACGAAGTAACAAAAACTCTTGTCACTACTACTACACAAATAGATAAGTACACTAAAGCAGTAGAGCGTGTAGTAATATCAGAGGATAAACAGGGTAAGGCTATTAGGAATGTCACTACTGCCATACAAGAGAATGATGCAGCGCGCAAGCGTGACATAGCAACGCGTAAAGAACAGGTAGCACTCGCTGAAAGGCAGCAGAAAGCTGATGCGTTAATTTCCAGATTCTCTACTGGTAAAATTGGAAATAGAGGAGCTGCTGATAGAGCCGGTGCGTCACTGCAAGAAGTCAAAGAGTATAATCAAGCTCAGGAACGTACGAATAGAATCATAGCTGAGCAGCCTGTGCATCTTGGTAAGGTTGCTGGGATGCTG